TCACGAGGCGGTCCTGGTAGCTCTTGAAGTTGGCATCAGCAGCGGCCTTGTGGCGGTCAGCGGCGGTCCTGGTAGCTCTTGAAGTTGGCATCAGCAGCGGCCTTGTGGCGGTCAGCGGTGATGGTGTTGTCCACCCACTTCGAGATGTCATCCCGCGTGTAGGTGACCACCTTACCGGTGCCGTCCGTCATCGGGACACCACCAGTCCAGGCCGTGAAGCCTCCGTACTGGTTCGGCTCCAGGCGAGCATCACCGAGGTTGTTCGCCTTGGCGATCTGCTGGGGAACGTCCTTGATGAACCGCCCCATCCACTGCCCGGTGTCCTCGCCCTTCGGGACCACCGGAAGGTCCTTGTTGAAGTAGAGCGTATTGTTGATCCGCGTGGTGACTGCGGGGTTCGCCAGGTATTCCACCGTGGCCTTCACCGCGGCGTTCGCATCGGGCACCTGGCCAGACATCACCAGGAGTTCAGCCCTGCGGCGAATGTCAGCGGAGACAGCGGTGAGGTTCACCTGGTCATTGCCGAAGAGGCCACTGAACCAACTGGTGGCGCCTGAGTACCAATGCTGGTTCACCACATCGTCCACCGAGGAGGCCACCTTCTGCTTCATCGAACCGTAGTCCGATGCCTTGATGTCAGCGCGGTCAATCTGGTTGATGAGTGCCGCAGCATCGTTGACGTTCGGGAAGCCGCCCTTCTCCATGAGGAACTGGATGTCGGAGAGCTTCTTGTAGTCCTTGTCACCGCCCACCAACTTCTCAGCGTAGCCGGGGTTGGTGCTGTTGATGCGGATGAAGGTGTCGATTGCGGCCTGGCCCTGGTTGTTCAGTTGGCCAATGGTCTTGCCATCGAAGGTCCAGCCCGCGGAGGCGAGGTTCGAGAGGCCACCCTTGATCTGTTTCTCCCACTCGGGATTCTCCACCCCGTTGGTGGACCAGAACTCCACCTGCTTACCGAACGGCATGTTCTCCCGTGCAATCCGTTCCTGGATGTACGGGACAGCAGCGGCCTTCGTATCGAAGTTCTTCTGTTCCCCCTGAGGTGTCATCACCTTCTGCTGCGGGAGGAACGCCAGGTTGCCCTGGTCGATGGCCGTGCGGGCTGCCTGCGTTGCCTGAGCCTGTGTTGCTTCGGCCTGGGCCAGGAGGGCGTTCTGAGCGATAAGCTTCTGTTGCCGCTCGATGGCCGCTTCGTTGCCCTTGATGATGGCGTGGATGGTGGGGGTGGTGACGTACTTCTCATTCGCGGCCCCCCACTTGTCGAAGGCATCCCGCTTCAGTTCACCCTTGTCGGCCTGCTCCACGAACGGACGAATCTCAACGTCAATCCGTTGGTGCTGCGCCTGGTCATACTCACGTTCAGCGTGTTGCGTGAACTGGATGGCCTTCAGGTCCCCCAGAGCGGCCTTGACGGAGACACCGCTGTCCAACTTCTTGTCCAGCAGAGAACCCAGGAGGGCCTTGTTGCCGGAGGCTGCAAGGTTCGCAGCGACACCCGAGAGAGCTTCCTTCGCGGCATCGTCACGCAGCAGAGAGGTCTTCCGAAGAAGCTGGTAGCGGTCCACGATGGCCTGCGCAGCGTCACCCTTGTACATCGGGTCGGTGACTTGCAGGGTCAGGTTGCCGAGGTTGTCCGAGGCTTCCTGGCTGCCGCGCTTCACGGCCTCTTCATCGGCCACCTTCACGTTAACCGCGATGGCTCGCTCACGGAACGTGCCGTAGCCCTTATCGAAGCCCGCAGTGGTGAACTTGCTGGATCCCGTGAGGGCCTCGTTGCGGTACTTCGTGAGGTACTCATCCATGGCCTGCGGGGTGTCGAACTTCAGTTCCCCGCGGGTGAGCTTCGAGAGTGTGTCCCGCTCGAACGTGTTGAGCGTGTTCTCACCGTGGATGTGTTCGACCGTTGCCCTGAAGACAGGCGAATGGGACGCCATGAGGGTCCCATCCTTGATCTGCTTCCCAAGCTCCTCCACGGTGAGGGAGTTGGCGTAGGCCCGTGCCTTCTCCGCCTCCTCCACATCCTGGTATCGCTTGGCGGTTACCAGCGGAGACAGGTCAACAGCCCCTAACGCCTGGGCCAGCCGTGCGGCAGACTCAGCGGCACCATTGTCTAACCCTGCCTGCTGCGGCTGAAGCATTGGGGACGAGATGTCCTGAAGCCCTGTACCCCGGGTTCGATAGTCTGTCTGAACTCGTGCCATTTATGCTCCTCGGCGTGGGACGCTCTGGTTCCGCTCGTAGTCGAGGTTCTGCTGGTACTGGCTGTAAGCACCCGCAGCAGCCTGGCCAATGCGGAGACCAGCGCCGAGATAGTCCGGGGACATCGAGGGGCGAAGCTGGTTGCTCTGGCTTGCAGTGCTGTTGAAGGCGTTCTCACGCTGGGCGTTCAGAGCCCTGTCCTGGCGCAGATAGTTCTCATCCACGTTGGTGTTGTCGTAGGCAGCCTGGCCAGCGAGGTCCCGCAGCAGTGCATCCACCGAGGCGCCTGAGACACCCGCCTCACCTGCGGCAGTCGTGGCGGTTGCTGTTGCGCGCCTTCCTGCCATGTCGTTCTGCTGCTTCTGCGCTACTGCATCTTCCCGCGCCTGGTTCCGTTGCACCTCGATGTTGGCGAGGTTGCCTCGGTACGCGGTCATGTCGTTTTCATACTGGCGCTGGTTGAAGGCATCCTGTGCCTTCTGCTGCTGCGACTGCGCGCTAATCGAAGCGGCAGTGCCCACAGCGCTGATACCCAGCATGGCGATTGGAACTGCGGCTGGTCCGCACATCACATGCTCCTATAAAATCTGTGAAAGGGTTCGTCATTGATACCGAATGGTGCTGCTGGCTCGAACTCGAACCCCAGCCACTTGAGCCACTGGATGTGGACTTCGTTCTTTGCCCACACGTAGTTCTCCAGGTGGCGATACTCCTGGAGCATCCCCTCCACGTACCCGCGGCACTCCCTCAGGAAGCTCTTGCGGATTTTCGAGAGGGAGGGCGAAGCGAGCATCCAGGGGAAGCCGATGACGCCAGGCACTCCCCCGATGCCGAACACGGCCACGGTCTCATCCCCCCACACCACCGCATAAAGTCGAGCGGAGGTGCGGAACCCCAGCAAGAGATTCATCTCCGCGGGGAGACCGTTCACATGAGCGATCTCCTCCGCGTCTTCCTGTCGGAGGTTCCTTGCGAGGATGATGCAGTCTTCGCGTGTTGCAGGACGGACGTATGGTTTAGACCGCCTGGCTTCGTCGGACATAGTAGCCTTCCCAATCTGCACTCAAGAAGGCGCAGGGGAGCGGCGAGTCCGAGAAGAGTTCGATGTCCACGGTGGTGTTCTGCGACATCACCGGGAACCGGAACTTGCCATCTTCAATTCCGATGGCCCCGATGTTTGCCGAAGGCAGCCCGAGGGTCTTTCCTGAGTAGGTGTACGTGTAGGTGTCCCGCCCGTAAGGCGTGACCTTTGCCTGGAAGTTGCCACTCTCCGAGAAGTTGACTTGCATGTTGCGAATCTGGAGACGTGCAACCGTGTCCGCCTTCTGGCCCTGGCCGGACTGCTGGCGGACCAGTAGCGGCGAGAAGCGATAGCGGAAGGCGTAGCGCCTACCAACGATGAGGTCGGAGTCCACACGGTTACCGAGAATCTTGGCGTTCGTCCCATCCCAAATGACCGGGTAGAGGACGCCAGCCTTCTGCGGCTGACTGGTGGCCACCACTGCCGTGTACGTTCCATCCGTTGGGTTCCACGGGAGAGCCGCGGAGGAGATGATGGTGTACGTGCCGTCATACGTGAGGCTTGCTTTCGGCACCGTCAGCTTGCGGTCCAGGTGGACGTTGTAGGGCTCGTTCGTCCCGATGTCCCCGAGAGCCACACTGAGCTTCTCCAGGTAGAGACCATCGGGCCGGTTGATGAGGATGAACAGTTCCGACTGGATGAACTCCGCGTGGAGAATCGTGTCCGTGCTCGGGAAGGTCCACTTGGACCAGGAGCTTTGGAGCTTCTCGTTGCTGTTCCAGTAGAACTTGTACGCATACATCGCGTTGGGTTCCCCTGAAGTCAGCACCACGAAGAAGTCCTCGTTGAGAGCCGCAGCGATCTTGTAGGCCCCCTTCGGGATGTACTTCGGGACGTGGCCGGTGATCTCAGCCGCATCATTGGTGCCTGCGTTGTCCGCTACGTAGAACTCACGGAAGCCCTCGAACTCACCCTTAGGGACCGCGAAGTAGACGTTGCGTCCAATCCCAACGGGAGGCGCAAGGGTGCTGCACTCGAACTCCGTGGTGGGCTTGATGGAGACGCTCTTGGGTGTCAGGAGGTCACCTGATTCCACCGAGAACTGAGTCTGCGAGGAGAACAGCAGGAGGTCCTTGTTGAAGGCCACCGCGAAGTTCAGGTTCGAGACTTTCGTGTGGGATGCTGATACGTCGATGCGGTCGGAATCCAGGAGTTGCGTCACCGTGGTCGGGTAGAAGTTGAAGAACTGGCCAGCCTCCGACATCACCACAGCCTCATCCGCGATGAAGCCCAGGCGGTTCCGGTAGAAGAACACATCCTGGATGGTGCGGCCCACAAACGATGGGTGTGGAGCGGAGTCTTCATCACCCACCAGCCGGTTCGTCCAGGAGATGGGTTTGAAGGTGAACGTGCCGTCCGACTCACGGACCAGTACCCACGGCATCGTGCTGGGACTAAGACCAACCGAGATGCCTGGCTTGATGGTCTCGCGCCAGACACCGGAGTTGTTCCCGGTCTTGTCAAACTTGACCCAATAGTTATCGGACTCCGAGGTGTTGTCCCCCGCGATCTCCACAGTGAAGTCCTGGAAGTTCGCATTCGCGGGAAGGTCCGAGAACCTCTGCACCGTCCCCTTAATCACGTTCAGGGCCGCGTTGTTATACCCATCTGTTGCGGAGATGGTGTAATCGGTGGGCCGGGCGATGTAGATGACGGAGCCCACCTGGTTCACTGAGGTGAATCCACCGAGGGTAATGAGACCATTCGCAAGCTGGTTGGCGATGTAGTCCGTGGTGATCTGTGCCGCGTGGGCCGCAACGGTGCCATCGGGGGTACTATAGGTGGCCGTGCCCACACCGGAGACGGTGATGGTGTAGGTCTTCGAGTAGAGCCCAACCTTCACGTTTGCGAGGGACTCGAAGGGCCGCGTTGGGGAGTTCGTGGCACTGGCCGCGGTGACAGTCTTCTTGTTCACGATAAACGTGTAGTCCGCCACAGTGACGGCCCTGAAGGACGTAGCAGGGTCCGTGGAGTTCAGGTACGCCTTCCCATTCGGGAAGTTCACCGTCTTCTGGTTCCCTGCCGTGTCGTAGACCTTCAGGTCACCGTTCGTGATGACCACCTCATACCGCTCCACAGAGTCACGGTTGATGGTGTGGATGTAGGCAGAGCCGGTGATGGCACTGCCGAGGCGTTTGATGTGCTTGGTTGGGGGCCTCTTCTTCAACCCCTGAGCCACGGTACTGAGGCCGTTCTCCTGCAACTCAGCTTGAGACGCGAGACGCAGCGTGAAGGGTTGCTGAGAGACCCCGTTCACCATGTTGGCGATGGAAGAAGAAACGAGGGGCATATCAGCGATCGATGACGCGACGAACAGCCCAGCTGTCCGTCAGAATGTTGTAGTCCCCCGTGATGCCCTCAGCCTTCTTGAGGTCCGCTCGGGCGTCCCTCTCGTCCTCTGCGGTGAACTGGTAGAGGCTCTCAGAGCCCACCATGCGGGCCTGGAAGACCCGTGCGGCACGGATGGCGATGTAGCGGCGGGCGGATTCCGGGAGTTCCTCGAATTGGAGGTTGACCACCATGTCCACCTTCACACTCTTGTCGAACTGGTAGGTGTGCCTGCGGCGGTCATAGAGGCGAGTGCCACGGTGAACTGCATCGATGCCCTCGTCCGGGTAGACCGTATCAATGCGCAGGCAGTTGGCGGGGACGATGATCTCCTTCTCGAAGACCGTGGGGACTAGCTCGAACCCCTTCTCGGTGTTGAAGTGCCAGCCCTTCGTTTGTACAGCGCGGGACACCTCGGAGAGGACCGCCTTGGCCTTCACCGCGTCCACCACAGCGCTGTTCTCCAGGGTGCTGATTGGGCTCTCCCCGATGACATCGAGCATCAGGTTGACCGCCTCAAGCTCCGTGGTCGGAGTGACGATGGTGGTCATGCGTTTTCCTTAGTTGATGAAGACCCACTCCTGCTTCGCCACGCTCCACTCGAAGGTGGCAGCACGGCCAGCGGCTAGCGTGGTGGGAGCGTTGAGACGAGAGCCACCAGTCCAGGTCACCGCGGTGATGGTCTGCGTGGTGACAGCACGGAACTGCTGGCCTTCCTTCGAGGGGTTCGGGGGGAAGGTGATGGTGAGGGCCGCAATGGTGCCTGCGGGTACAATGCGGGCCTCGATGCAGAACTCGGTGGGTGTGATGGTTGCGCCAGTGGCCGGGGTGAAGACCTCGCGGCGGGTATTCCCAGGGTCAGCCGAGTTGAACGTGATCGCTACGATGTCATCCTGAGCCGCAGGGGTTGCCAGCTGGACGCCACTCGGGACAGTCGTGCGAGCACGGACGGTGCCATTCACGGTGACCGTGGGCGTGTCCTTGTAGGCCGGAAGCTGGAAGAAATCCTGACCGTCCTTGGCGCGATCAGTTTGAGTCTTGGTTGCCAATTGGTGATCCTTGAGAGCAGAAAAAAAAGCCCCAGGAGGAACTCTTGAAGAGAACCTCCCGAGGCTTGAGGGGACGCTTATGCGGTCTTGATTTCGACAGCCGCTTGCGGAGCCAGAACGCCGTGACCCATTGCGTACTTGGCGACCATCAGGGTGCCCTGACGCTGAATCTGGTATTCAGACTCCATCGCCAGGTCCATGAGCTTCACGGTGCCCAGGGCGGACTTCTGGGTGACCACACCAACGGTGGTCGTGAAGTTGCCAATGTACTTATCGCCAGTACCAGCCGCGGTCGAACCCGAAGCGATGTTCGTGTTCGGCAGGTGGTTCGTCTTCACGATCTCCACACCGGCCACACGGAGGACCTTGCCATCCGCATACACACCGGCACCACCCCAATCCTTGTTCAGAATCTTGGTGTTCTGTGCCAGGGCGTAGTATTGGGCCGGAAGCAGGAAGCACACACGGCCATCAGCCGGGACATCCTTCTCATCGAGCTTCTGAGCCGCGGAGAAGATGTCCGCGACCAGTGCGTTCGAGTCGGTACCGGCAGCAGCATCGGTGATGACCGAACCACCCTGTTCGCCCGTGATACGGGCAGCAGAGCGGGCGGCCAGGACAGCCAGTTGCAGCAGGTGGCGGTCAAGCTGGTTGGCCAGGGCCTTGCCGAGTTCGCTCGAATAGACCGAACGAACATCGTAGTGGTTCATCGCTTCATCGATGTTGGCGATGAAGGTGTTGGCCAGCAGCAGGTCATCGATGGTGATGACCACTTCGTTGTGGGCGATGTTGCTGCCGTTGATTTCGTTACCGGGCGTGTGGTACGCGGCGGTAGCCTTACCAATTACGGGGAACTGCTTCCCCTACTCACATTGCTGTGAGGATCGGACTATACCTTAACCCAGTCGATAGCACGCCTAAGCGCAGTCGGGTCGTCTCGGAACATGCCTAATCCGCGGTTGCAATTATGGCACAACAAGCCACGGACTTTTCCTGTCTCGTGATCATGGTCCACTGCAAAACTCTTGTACCTCTTTGAGTACAAGCGCCGTTGGCAGATTCCACATCGACCGCCCTGGACATGATACATCCGCCGATAGTCATCTTCAGTGACCCCTAAGGTTTTCTCTCGGGTCTTGATGATTCGGCAGGACTTGCAAATTCCATCGAGCCTTCCTGTCTGTGCGTCCTTTTTATAGAACTCACGGGCGGGCTTCTCGACGTTGCAACATGCGCAGGTCTTTGTGGGTTCCCCGTGTCTAGTCTCTACACCATCTCGCGTACTGCGAAGTCTTGGCTCGGTATTGCCCCCATGGGGTTCCACCGAATTTACGGGGTGTTTAGAGTCGGCCCAGTTCATAAGGTTGGGTCAAGCCGACTTGCCAGAACTAATCGTGCGCTGGCGGACGTACTGAAGTACGATGTTGTTTTCAGCGAAGGCCGTCATGACTTCGCCAGCGAAGACCTTCAGGAACAGGGCCTTCGGATCGCCTGCCAGGTTTGCCTGGCCCAGGCGAGACGGAACTGCGTTTGCCATTTTTGTTTTGGAAGTGAGTTGAAAGTCGTGTTGAGCGGCTTCCGGGAACTCACACGTCACACAGGGTTGTCCGCCTCAGCGGGCCAAGGTTCTGTTGTGGTGTTCTTTGGATGCAGCAGAGCCACCGCGCAGGAGCGCAGTGCGGCTAGGACCTTTCACTTCAATGGCAGTGTGATCCCGTGGGTAACGGTTACGGGATCAGAACCGTACAGAATGCGCTGCTTCCCGGCAGTGCTTACTTGCTCTTGCCCCTCAGGCCGAGGTACAGGCGTTCACCGAAGATGAAACCGAAGGGCATGCCCACGAGGGCGAAACCCATCTCCTTCACGTCTTCGATGTTGGTCTGGACACCGGCATACAGGGTGACACAGCCGACAGCGATGACCGCGGCAGCGCCGATGTATCGGAACGATGCGCGGAGGTCCACCACCCACTGGCTGGGGGTGCCATACGGATTGTCGAGGGCAGCGAGAGCCTTGAGCTTCTCGATGTCGGCATTTTGAATCTTGATCTGGTCGTCAACCGACAGACCAAAGAACTTGCGGCTAATGGCCCCACCAGCACCCTTCACGAGGTCGATGATAGCGGGGACCACCACCGAACCCAGGATGCTCTCCAGGATCATGATGGTTCCTTACAAGATGTTCGAGCGGGCGATCTTCTGCTCCACCTTCTTGCGGAATGCGGGGTCGGTCTTGTACTCCGGCGAGGCCATGTCCTTCTGCATCTGAGCCAGGGACTCATAGACATCGCCCGAGACCTTACCGCCAGCGCCAGTCACCAGGGCAGGCTCACCACCGCGGCCAGCAGCGTCGAACTTCTGGTACACACCGGCCACGACCAGCTTCGCCTGGTTGATGTCACCGGAGTCCACGGCCTTGTTGTACGCGGCGATCTCTTCCTTCGAGAGGTTCGCAGCGGCCCATGTGACCATCTCAGCGAAGCTTTCATCGCCACCGGCAACCGAGGTCACGTCCTTGCGGTACGACTCAGCGAGGGCCTGCTGGCCAGCGATGTACTGGTCCACCACGGCCTTCGGGATGCCAGCCTTCTCCAGCTTCTCGTAGCTCTCGGCGGTCAGTTCACCCTTCTGGGCAAACTCAGCGGAGAACTCATCGAAGCTCAGGCCCTTCTCAGAGAGAGCCTTCGAGGCATCGTCCTGGGTGGCCTTGCTTGGGTCCGGGGTTTCGTCAGACTTCGCGGCCTTGTCGTCAGCGGGTGGAGTGGCATCATCCTTCTTCCCACCCAGCTTGCCTTCCAGTTCGGCATATGCCTTGGCCAAGTCCTCGGGAGACTTGAACTTCTCCGGGAGCCACTGCGGGCGTCCCTCTGCGGGCACCTCGGGAGTGTCCGGTTCGGTCGAAGTATTGGCGGCATCCACCTTGGCCACCATCGCATCGATGTGGGCCTGGTCTTCCACCGGAGCGTCCGGCTGCTTGATGACTACGGAATCCACACTCATCAGAAGTCTTCGATCTTCACGCCACCAGGTAGTTCGGTCACTTTGACCGGCTTCGCTGCGGGCTTGGGTTGCTGTTCGGCCACCGAGTCTTCAACGGTGACCACGGGGGCTTCGGCAGTGTTGGCCTCGGGAGCCTTACTGCCCGCCTGCGGGTTGCGCGGCATTCTGCATTCCTTGTTTCATTAGCTGTCCAGCCTGCGTGATGGCGGGGTTCACACCCTGCTGCATCATCTGCATCATCATGGCCTGCTGGTTGTTCTGAGCTACCACCTCAGGCGGCAACACGAGACCCTTCATGTCGATCCCCAGCGCCGTACCAGCACGCTTGAGGAAGTCGGCCTTGTCGATCTCGGGAGGAAGATTCGCTGCCTGTGCGGCGATCTGGACGAACTGGATCAGCTTGTTCAGGTCGTTTCCACGTCCGAGGGCCTCGATGCCAGTCACGATGATTGGCTTGACGGTCCCTTCGGGAAGGACGGGCAGACGCTTCTGCCGTTCCATCTGGTACATGATCCGCTTGATGAGCGGCAGTTGGAACTCTTGCGAGAGGATGGAGTAGATACCACCCAGCGCAGACTCCAACTCGTTCGCCATGTAGCGGACTTCTTCTGCGGTCACCCGTTCGCCGTTGCGCTGCACTGCGGAGTTCAGCAGGAATGCAAACGCCAGGCGCTCGGTGATGTCCTTCATGGTCTCCAGAGCAACGCGGAAGTCATTGTGCTTCTGAAGCTGGAGGACCGTGATGTCAGTTGCGACACCCTCGCGGAACGCACCGTTCTCAGCCTCGGACACGTCAGCCATGTCCGTGGTGCCATTCGGGTTCACCAGGAACAGGATCTTCGCTGCGGCAGCGGAGCCCTCAACGATGGCCTGGGAGAGTCCTTCGAGACTCTTCAGGTCCCCGATGTACTCCTCCACGTAGCCGCGTCCGTAGCTCTCACCGTCGATCTGCGTGAAGCGAACGGGAATCCACGGGCTCTTATCGAGCGGGTACGAACCCTCGGTGCCGGGAATGCGGACACCCTTGACTTCCTGGTAGACCTTCCACCTGCGGCCCTGGCGATAGACGTGGGTGTAAAGCTCCACATCCTTCGTACCAGCCGCGGGCTCCTGGTTCTCCTCGGTGTCATCAGGGAGGACGAGGTTGTCGGGGAGTGCGTCTCGGGAGACGTTCTCCTTGGTGATGATGTCCAGCACGTTGCCCATCGGGTCACGGCGGACAACGTAGCGGTCCAGGTGGAATACTCTCAGTCCACCTTCAGGCGGAATGTACAGCAGGGCATTGCCACTAACGATGAGATGCTTCAGCGCCTCGAAGGCAGCCACGCGGATGTAGTTCGCTTCGATCTCAGTCTGAACCGCGCGTTCGATCTTGTTGAGCCCCTCCTCTACCTTCGCCCGCATCCCTTCCTGCTTCGTCAGTTCCTCCAGCGTGAAGTCGTCAATCGACAACTTGAACGGAGGAGTTCCGGGAGGAAGCTGCGTCAGCAGGAGTTTGGATGCGAGGTTGTTCACCCCACGAGCACCAATGCCCTGCCACGGAGTGACGAGTTTGGTGGAGCCGTTGTGTCCCTCACGAGGAAGCAAGGAGGGAATCGTCAGTTCGGCGCAGTCGTAGGCCCGCTTCAGGAACGGGTCTCGGTCGGTGGTGAGTTTCTGGTAGAGGGAGGCGCAGGTTTTCTTTTCTTGTTCCATCCCTGCCCCTCGTTACATCGGGATGTTCAGACCGGCGCCACCACCCGATGTCTTCTGGGCCAGGTCGATACGGAGGGAGTCGCGTCCCTTGCTCTTGCCGCTGGTCACCGCTCCACCGGTTTGCTGCGCAGGTTGGACCGGAATCGGATCAACGGGCGGGGGCGGAGGTGGCGGTGGCGGTGGGGCCGGAGGTGGGGCGGACGGTTGAGACATGCACACTATGTGTTCTCCAAAATGTTCTTGGTCTGCTTCTCGAATTGGGCTCGGAGAAACCGGACAACACGTAGCTCACCCTGAGCCAATCGAAGTTGATCCACAGACCCGATATTTTCGAGTGGTGTCTCCGGGAACCGCTTCTCAAGCGCCTCAAGTAATTCTTTGGGAATCGGCGGAAACTTGTCGTTCGCCAATTTGATTCTCCTATTGTGGAACCTAAAGAGACCTTCAGGCCCCTGAGAGTTTCTTGGCGGCTCGGACGATGTGTGCGTTGAACCAGCGGCGAACCACGTAACTCCGCACCACGGAGATGAGCGTGTAGACCATGCCAATCACCAGGTTCGTCTGCACCGTCAAACTGGTGAAGCCGAACAGTGGGAGGATGATGAGGTTCGCCGTGAAGTTGATCCCGAAGCCGATTGCGGTGTTGATGAGGGCCTCAATGAGAGAGCCCTTTCGGCTCTGGCTCACACAGGCTCCCAAAGGTTGAACGTCACAGTCAGGTTCTGGCTGAACGTCATGCCCTTGAGGCCCAGCCGAAAGACCATATCCCGCATCAGGCGCATCAGACTCTCGTCAGCCGGACGAGTACCGTGATGTTCTCGGATTTGTACGGCCACACCTGGATTTGCAATGGCCTTGCCTAGAAGACTCAGCGCAATCGCGGTGCTTCGGCCAGTCGCCCGCTCTGCATCATAGATGACCCAGCCGGTCAGAGTGTTTCGCTTCGGGTTCATACGTTGAGTTCGGTGTAGTGCTTCGGGTTCTTGTCCTTGTGCAGTTCCTTGAGGTGCTTCACGGTCTCCTCAAGGGAGTCGATGAAGGAACTCAGGTCGATTGCCGGAGGGCGGTCATCCGTCAACTTGCCTGCGAGGTCCGCGTCCAGGATGATCGCAGCACACGCGATGACGCTGGCCAGGTGCGGCACCTTCGTCTTCGGGTCGGCCCACTCACCGTTCCACCACTTCTTCAGATGACGCTCCAGCGCGGCCTTGTAGATGGACGCACGGACACCAGCGACACGCCAGTTGTAGGCACCGTACTTGGTGGCACCCTCGGTGAACGCCAGCGCGGCGAAGACCGAGAGCGAGTCAGGAACGAGGTCGAGGGGGAGCTTGGTGGAGCCGATGGCGTCCTTCGGGTTGGTGTCCTTGGTGTCCTGGATGTCGTCCATGATGATGACATCGGCGCGTTTGCCGGTGAGAGGGCCTTTCTCGAACTTGCGGCGTTGCTGCTGTTCCAGTTCTTTCAGGATTTCTTTGGGGTCCACAGTCGAACTTGTTTCTTCTTGAAGTCGTAGTCTTCAGCGCGGCAGATGCGCGCCACTCGGGCCTGCACGAGAGCTTCCTCTTCACCGAAGCCTGCCTTGTCGTAGGCAGAGACCACGGCACCCCAGGTGGGGCTCTTGTCGAGAATCTTCTTCGCGGCCACCGGGCCAATGCCGGGACAGCCTGCGTAGCCATCCACCGGGTCACCCGTGAGGGTCTGGAAGAGATGCCAGTAGTCTGCCCCCTCCTCCGTCACCACGAACTCTTCGTTCTTGCCGAAGTTGAAGTGGGTGCCAGGGATGGTTCGCATGTCCTTGTCGATGGAGCACACGATGAAGTTCTCGCCTGGCTTGCCCTCGCGGGTGGCCAGGATGCCCAGCACGTCATCCCCTTCGAGGGTTGGCCGGGTGAAGCTCTCGTATTCGTCGGAAGCCCACCGCTTCAGATGCGCGCGGATGATCGGCTGGCGGGAACCCGCTCGGTTGGCCTTGTAGGTGGGCAGTATGGCCTTGCGCCAGTTCTCCTCATCGGAGAATGCCAGGATGACCTTATCCGCACCGGTCTTCTCCTGGAGGGTGATGACGGACTGGCGAACGATTCGTTCTCCGTCACCCTCGTCTGCGTGGAGGGTCCAAACACCGTCCCCCCAATCGGTTGCCTTCTCAGCGACTACAGCCGCCTGGAAGACCAGAACGTCAGCATCAATCAGTGCTACTTTCATACGGTCTCCGAGGTGTCAGGAGCGCACACCCCTTCACCTCCTTCAGGTGTTCGTTGAATCGGAAGTTCATCCGGCTGAAGAACTGCGCCAGCTTGAGACCAAGCTCCTCCTCGGTGGGCCGGTGGGGGAACTCGATGGTCCGCTCCCGGTGGCCCTCGGGGGTGTCCACGTTAACCGTGATGGTCCACTTCTTGTCCGTCATGAGTTCCTCCTGGAGAGAATCAAACTTGGCTATATGGTCCATCACTTGGCGTTTGCCAAGTAGGTCAGGAGCCGGGGGTTGTCCTGGAATACCTGGGTGAGTCCGGTGACAACCTTACGGACCACGTGCTCCTCCTCCTCCGCGGAGAGCCCAATGTCCATCAGATAGAACACCGCGTGAAGCACCTCATGGAGGACCGTATCGGCCTCCTCCACGGGGTGCTGCCCGTTCTCAATCTCGATCTTACACTTGGTGGGTTCGCAGTATCCCAGGTCACCGTCCAGGTCATCCTTGTAAGAGACCCGGAACTTCCGGCCCATGATCCTCAGCGAATGGGGGCGTAGGGCTTCACTCATAGCATCCCCAGCTTGCGCAGCTTGTCCAGGCCGATGCCGGTGACGCGCCACTTCTTGCCGAACTGCTGCGGCCCCTCGTAGGTCGAGATGTATCCCATCGAGGCCAGAGCGGCGACTTCCTGAGCGAACTCTCGGGCGAAGTCGGACTGGAGCTTGAAGGGAGTCTTGAACGCCTCGTAGAGGACTTCTTTGAGTAGGTCGTCTCGGAACATGCTCATGTTGGTGTCTGATTACTTTAGTGTGTTGAAGCCCAATCCGTACCGACCTTGGACTCACAGGCCAGCGGGCACCGGAATCCGGCCCACGCTTCGGCGTCCTTCATGGCCAATGCAACCTGCTCAACGAGGACCTTGGCGACTTCCTCATTTCGTACTGCAACCTGCTGCTCATCGTGGATATAGGCGACGAACGCGAAGTCCCCACCCCATCCGTGCTTGTAGCCCAGAGCTTCCATTCGCTCTGCCGTGCGGACAACCCAATACTTGCAGATGAGGGCACCTGCGGATTGCAGCAGGGTGTTCAATGCGGCGTGCTGAGAGCGGACATGGAGTTGCCGCTTGTCGAGGCCAACCAGGTAGCCGCGCTTGGCAGACTCACGGACAGCTTCGAGGAGCTTCTTGAGTGCGGGGGTCTTCTTCAGGAACGCGGCCTTGAGCTTCTTTCCTTCAGCAGCGTCCTTACCAACGATCTTACCAATCTTGGCGTCCCCGGCTCCGTAGAGGAACGCGTAGATGAAGGTCTTCGCGTTGTTTCGTGTGGGCAGTCCAGCGGCCTTCTGATTCTCCGTGTGGATGTCTCCCTCAAGGATCACCTTTCCATACTTGCCGCCATCGTGCCTGGCCATGAAGTGGGCTAGACAGCGAAGCTCCAACCCGGAAGCATCGGAGCCAACCAGCAGCCAACCCTTAGGTGCCCCGAACAATCCCCGGCACTCCTCACCATAGGGGGAACCTACGGCTGGCACCTGGGCCACGTTCGGGAAAGCGTGCGTGCATCTTCCTGTAACCGCGCCATTCGGATTCACGGAGCCATGAATCTTTCCGTCACGTACAACCTTGAGCCACGCTTGGTCACCTTCAGCTAGCTGAGAGATTCTCTTGGAGACCAGCAGGTATTCCGTGAGGAGTTTCGTGGGCGGGTAGTCCAGGCGTGCCATCACATCTTCATCAACCCGAGGCTTACCGCCATCGGTGAACACCTCCGGTTTCCAGCCGTAGAGCGTGACAAGGCGATTAGCGATGTGGTCGCGGGAGCCGGGGTTGAACTCCACGATCTTCACCTTGGTGTACGGGACACCGGCTACAGTTCCTCGCGCCTTGTTTCCAACCTTCGGAGTCACTGTTCCAGCCGGAGCGAACCAGAAACGGAAGAACTCTTTCAGTTCTCGCTCCAGTTCGCCCCGGCGTTGCGCGAGCTTGGCGTACAACGCGCTGGCCTTCGTCACGTCAAACGGGAACCCATTGCGTTCCTGTTGAGCCATCAGCCAGGCGATGCGGTGCTCAAGCTCCAGCGCCTCCGCGGAGTAGTTCTTGCCTTCGATCCGGTCGAACAGTGCGTCCGTGACATCCACGTCCAGGTCGCAGTAGTCGAGCATCTCAGGAGAAAGCTCTCGCCACTCCATGCCCTCCTCGTAAGCGTCCCCCATGCGCGCCTTGAACTCAGCCGCGTACTCGCCCTTCTGGAGCTTCAGGCGGTAACCCCAGGCTTCCAGCGAGTGGGAGCCGTAGAGGGAGCCGGGGATTTGCTTCTTTTTGAGGAGCCCGTTGTCGATGTCCTTGATGTGCGTCCAGATGAGACGCGCGGCCACCAGGGTGTCGAACACCTGGTCCTTGTCGTAGGTGAAGTCCGGGTACAGCTTCTCCAGGACCGGGATGTCGTACCTGAGGATTCCGTGGCCACCGATGGGGCCGGACTTGAGAAGCTCCAGCCCTTGCTCGATGGTCATGTCCGCTTGCATCGGGAAGCCTGCGGGGATGCAGCGGAACTTCCTCCCGGTGGTGCGATCCTTGATGACGAGACAGTGAACCTTGGTGACGGTATCCAGCAGACCGTTTGTTTCAATGTCGAATAGCTTCATACCGTCCTTGGTGATTACGCGCGGCCATCCCTTGCGCACACCAACGTGGACGCGACGACAGGGGGTTGGTTGATGACCCTCACGTGTTCCTTCGCTGCTTCGCACTCACGGGGAGTGTCGAACTCAGCGATCACGCGGCCTTCGATTTGGCCTCCGATGAGGACCAGGAGAATGAGGAAGGTGTTCATGGTCAGTCCTTGTCGAACACCGAGTACTGGCATTGCTGGCAGAGCCCGGAGATTTGGTGCTCTCGGACGCTGGCAGCGTTGCGGAACTCGATGATGGGTTGTGCGCAGACAGGGCAATGCTCGAAGTCCGGTGTTGAAAAGTCCGGGTACTTCTCTGCCAGCCGCTTGATGCGCTTCAGGCTTCGCGCCTTCTCGAACAGGTTGTCCGCGCGACGGATGCGGAAGACCTTATCCGTGGAGTCCTGGAGGAAGTCCGGATGGAGGAACAGCCGGTCACCATCGAAGGTGGCTCGGGCAATCCCCAGGTCGAACGTACCGGCCAGGTCTTCCAGGTTCTCGAAGTCCGCGAGGATGAGTTGCACCTCGTAGCCAGCAACGGACTGCATCAGGTCCCATGCGCCGTGCATGTCGGGACGGCCATAGCCGTGGGCCACGAGGATCGGCGGGCGGATGAAGCGGGTGAGTTCCGAGTTCAGCGTCTCGTGGTCACGCCTGCGCATGAACACGTCCACGTCCTTGATTGGGCGACCATGGTAGGAATCGCGGAGAGCCCCGCCCCCAATCACGGGGTGTGAACCGGGGAACTCCCAGCGGACTACATCGAGGATTTCTCGGAACTCTTGGAGGCGGGTGTCATCGATCACAGAGACTCCCGCTTAGTCGATCAGGTCCGCGATCTTGGCGCGGACACGGGCAGCACGGGGCGCGGCAGCACGTTGGTCAGCAGCGGACTGCGTGAACAGCGAAATCAGACTCATGATGTAACCTTTGGTTAGAACTCGGACTGAACGTCCGATTTGGTTTCGTCTTTGAAGGGCGCAGCAGGTGCGTCCGTCTCTTCCAGGCGTCCGGTCTCCCGGTCGTACAGCAGGAACCCGGCCTCACCGGTCTCACCGGAGAAGCGGTTCTTCAGCACACGGAGCGTGGTGACGTTCGGGTTCTCACCCTGCTGGTTCCGTTCGAGACCAATCACCATGTCCGACAGTTGCGCGATGCTATGGGAACCGCGGAGTTGGGTGAGCGAGGTACGTGCTCCCTGTTCGTGGCCGCGGTCACCCTCCGGTCGGCGGAGGTGTGACACCACAAACATGCCGATGCCGGTCTCCTCCACGAGGGTACGCAGCATCGTCATTGCGTTGTCGATGAGTCGCCGTTCGTCTCCGTCACCGAGGCCAGAGACAACAATGCTCAGGTGGTCGAGGATGACCCACTTGCACCCCAGGCCCTTCGCCATGAAGCGGACACGGGACACCAGGTTGTCGATGTCGCTGGAGCCGAAGTGGTCGTAGAGGAATAGTCGGCCAGAGCCTACCGTATCATCGAAAGCTACCTTCAGTTGATCCTTGCTGACACCTTCACGGTCTATGTGGAGAGGCCTGTTGAGGGAGATGCTAATGAGACCCAGCGCGGTGCGCTTCGGGTTCTCTTCGAGCATCAACATGCCAACCGTCTCTCCACGCCTCAGGAGGTGGTGAGCGATCTCGCGTACCACGGCAGATTTGCCGATGCCGGAACCCGCAGTGAGAGTCACAAGCTCGCCTGTACGCGCGCCTTTCGTGACTTCATTCAGTGCGTCCCAGGGGTACGGAACGGACTCTACGATATCCTGAGATGCTGACACCGCCTCCCACAGTTCCGCTCCCGAGATGATGCCATCGGGGCGGTACTCCTTGGCCTGCCAGATTGCAGTGATGATCTCCTGCTCACGGCCAGCCTTCAGCAATTCGTTGGCGTCCTTCATCGGGATGGACGCGATCTTGCACTTGCCGGGCGAGAACAACTCCGCGCACTCAGCAGCGGCCTTCTTGCCTGCATCATCGGAATCGAACATCAAAATCACTTCATCAAAGCTCTCCAGGTATTCGAGTGCCTTCTGAAGCGACTTCTTCGCGCCTTGTGCTCCGTTTGGTACGGAGACCACAGGCCATTTGTTGCCCTGCGCTTGGCTCACCGACATGGCATCGATCTCGCCTTCGGTGACCACGATCTTCTTTCCGCCAGGAGCCCATAGGTTCTGGCCAAAGAGGATTCCAGAGATGGCCTTGCCATCCCCAACTACGGTGAACTCCTTGTCCGGGAATCGGACCTTCTGAGCCACCATCACACCTGCATTGTCAAAGTACGGCGCGAGTTGCACCGTCTTTCCCTTGAACTCACCGACTTGATACGAGAACTTGCGCGCCGTCTCCTCGGTGATCTTCCGTTTCAGTAGGGGGCGAAACTCCCCGGTTAGCAGCCCTTCCATCCGCTTCTTCGTTGTTCCTATTGTTGGTTCGCTGCCATCACCGGGCACGTAGGTTTCACAGACGAAGCACCACTGGTGCCCATCACTGAAGAGACTGTTCCCGTCTGAGGAACCGCAGCCCTCACATGGGATGTGTCGTAGAAACTCGCTCTCGGACCCAGGCAGTGACCCTTTCGAGTTCTTCATAGGTTGAGTCGTTCTTGATTCGATTAGCTCGGTAGCTCATCCACTCTACATTCCCAGGCACGTACCCAAGCTCAGGGATCAATCGATCCAGCGATGGCGAGTTGTCGTCCGCAAAGCCGAGTGTCCGTCGAAGGGGAACCCCTAAGACCGGGCACACTTCGGGGATGGGTGGGAGGTTCTCTTTGGTAAGCGAGAAGGGGACTCCCTGCTTTCGTGCTCTCTGACGAATGGAGGGTAGGATGTTAGCTCCAGTGTCCCGCGTGTATTCCTTCTTGCACTGCTTGCAATATGACTGGAGCTTGAATTTTCCTGCGGGTGCTTTGTGAAAGTCGCTAAACGGCTTGCATTCACCGCACCTCTTACAAATCTTGAGCATAAAAGGGGGGCCAGCCCGAAGGACCGGCCCGAAGTACCACTGGAGATGGTTTAGGTTAGAGCGCCCAGATACCGGCCTGGAGCATCATCCGCTGAAACAGGACGGAGCCATGGTTGACCATGCTCGGTTTGAACTTGTTCATCACACGCTTCGCGTTGATGGTCTTGCGACCAATACGGACTGCGCCCTGATTGGGTTCTTTACGCCATGCCTTCATGGTTGCTCCTCGTGGTGTGTCAGAAACCGTTTTGCTTGGCCCAATCCTTCGCACTGAAGGAGGGGCACGACTTCGCCACACCAGGGAAATCGCGGTGACCCTGGATGGTGGCCTTGGGATACTTCGCTCGGAGGTCCGTCAGGAGCTTCTGTAAGCTGGCGAACTGCTCGGGCGTGAAGTTGTTCTCGGCAACGTTCACATCCTTCTCGGAGACACCACCCGCCAGGCAGATGCCCAGGGAGTTCTCGTTGTGGCCTTCTACGTGTGCGCCGATAACGTCAGCGTAACGGCCTTCTTCGATGGTGCCATCACGGCGGATGACGAAGTGGTAGCCGATGCAGCGCCACCCCTGCTTCCGGTGCCAGCGGTCGATGTCCGCGGCTCCGATGTCAGCGGAGGGCTTCGTTGCGGAGCAATGGACCACCAGGTAGTCCGTGCTTGCCCGCTTCTTGGTGTTGGAAGTGTAAGCCATGTTGTTTTAGGTATTCCGCGGCTTTTAACAGCCGCTTCGGGTCGTCCCTGAACATGCCGAGTCCGACATTGCAGTTGTGGCAGAGGAGCGCACGGACAGAGCCCGTGACGTGGCAATGATCCACGCACTCCATTGTGTTTCGAGGATGGAGGCCGAGAGTCATTGGGGTTCCGCAGATTGCGCACACCCCATCTTGCGACTCTCGAAGCCTGCTCAACTCCTCACGAGTGATCTTGTATTTCGTGGCCTTCAAGGAATCCCGGTACTTCTCGGGGTTTGCCTCTCGCCACGCCTTACTTTTCTCTCGGTCACATACCCGGCAGTAGGTCATCAGACCATCCGGGTTCCTACGATTCTTCGCGAATGCTTCGTGTGGCTTTTCAGTTTTGCATGAGGGACAAGTCTTCATTCCTTCCTTGGCTCGATAAGCCACTCGTCAGGAATCAACTTGTCGGCGTATTTGAATCCGTTTTTCTCACACCACATGGCGTAAGTGGTCGGGCTTCGCTTGTTGATCTTTGCCTTTGAATTCGAAAATACGAAACGGACATCCAGGTCCGGATACTGCGCCTTCACCAGGAGGTGCTTCGCGCGATCCTCAGACAGGAAACGTCCCTTGGATTCGATGATGATGCCGTTCGGAAGAACGAAGTCGGGGGTGTACTTGTGAGCCTTCGCTGGTTTCGTGTAGGAGATAACCAGTTCCTCATACGTGAACCTCACCCCGCGAGAGGTGAGGTCCGCCGCGATCTTCTCTTCCAGGCCGCTCCTGAAGCCGTACTTCAGGGCAACCTGGCTGGCAGTCAGCGATTTAGAACTCTTCGTCGTCGCTGCCGCTCTTGCCATCAGTGTCCGGGGCTTCATCGCCCTCTTCATTGTTGTCGTCTGCCTCGTAGCCGTCTTCGGCACCGAAGCCGTAGGCATCGGCACTGCGCTGGCCACCAGTCACCAGTTCGAGCACCTGCGCTGCCTGGAGACGCAGCTTCAGACCAGCAGCACCCGTGCCGGGGATGAAGTACGGAGCGGCCTCGAACGAGACCTTGACTTCCGAACCGCCCCAGATGGCCGGTGCATTCTTCGGCAGCGGCTTGCCCTTCGCGTCGAACAGCGCGGGCTTGCGAGACCACGGCTCACCCTTCTTGTTCTTGCCGCCGGCCTGCATCGTGAACTTGAAGATGAGGTTGCCGGTCGGCTCCTCGGTCTCCTGGTCGTACTCGGTGGCGTAGAGGTCGTTCTCCTTCAGCGCGCCCAGCTTCTTGCGCTGCTCCACCTTCAGTTCCTTGAACTTCGCCTTGCCTTCCTCGATGGCCGCGTCATAGAGCGGCTGGAGCTTCTCGATGAGCGGCTGGGCCTCGGCCTCGCTCAGGATGAGTTGGACCTTGTACTCACCATCCGGCTTCGGGAACTGTTCGTTGCCGTAGTCGGGCTTGTTGAGGGCCGGGTAGCGGGCGATGCCGCGCGGCGAGGTGAAGCTCGGGTTGCGTTGTTTCTTTTCTGCCATTGTTGGTTCAGGTCATGTGACGTGCTTCCAGGGCGGATACGTCATAGCCCTGTTGCATCAGTTCAGCGGCGAGTGTCATCGGGATGGGCCGTCCGGTGCGCCACTGAGCAATCGCGCGGCCAAGTGCGGACTCGTACTGGTCCGATACTTCGTGTTCGTTGCGTTCCATCGGTTGTCTCGGGAGAGGCCACCGGGGGAACGGCGGCTGGTTTATCCATGTGTGGCACCTAATCGTTCCCCCGGCTCAACTCTTCCAGATGTGGAAGGGTTCAGGCGCGACTACGCATCCACGCGGCCAGCGCCTCCACCTCCTGAATGGTAGCGTTGGACTTCATCACGTTGGCCTTCTGAGAAATGACGGCCACGTTGCCCTTCACGTACCCAAGCTCCGGGATGAACTTGTCCAGAGCCAGGGAGTTGTCGGTGAAGTGTCCGCGTGAGACTTCCAGCGGGATACCCAGCACGGGACAGAGGAGCGGAATTTGGATGTCCGACTCCTCCAGGTCGAATGGGAGTCCCTGTGCCTTGGCCCGATTCCTGGCGTTTCGCAGCATCCACTTCGGGAGGTTGGTCTCGCGGTCTTCAATCCGCTTCGCCTCGCTCCGTGCCGTGTGACACCGCTTACACACCTGGTTGTTCTTCTTTGCGAGGGACGGATACCAGTTCTCACCTGGCACCAAGGCAACCCCGCACTTCTTACACCCACTCATAAGGAATAGTTGCCAATGTGAAACAGTCTACGCAAAACAGTACCGGCTCTCGCAGACGCGAGACAACTCCAGGAGGCCGCGGGCCGGTAGATCAGGCATCTTGGCCCTGGCCTTCTCGGAAAGTTGCTCCGCGATCTCATCCCGGAAGTCTTCCAGGACGCGCACCTCGGAGTACATCTCCACGAAGCTCTCGCGGACCACCCGATACATCTCCTCCACGTCACCCGCGGTGGTCCCGAAGGAGTCGTGGATCATGGCGAAGTTCTGGATACCTTCCTGCTTCGCGCGGACCACCGTGAGCATCAGGTGCGCCGCATCGCAGGAGTGGACGAAGTTGGGCGAGATGCCCTGCCCCTGCTTCCGCTTGTCCAGGGAGTCCTTCTCCTGGTTCATGAGGAGCTTCAGCACCATGCCGTTGATGGCGGTCTTCACCCTACGTGCCTCCAGGGCCGGATACGCCTGCATCACCGGGAACCCCACCGGGGTTGTCCAGCGGACAGGCAGTTCCTCCTTCGCGGCCAGTGCTGCCACCTCCTGGAGCCAGTGCATCGCCTCGCCAGCTTTCACCAGCACTGCGTTCACCGCGTTCCAGATTGCCTTCGCCATCCAGAGAGCCGCACGGTAGCCATCCCCGCTGAACGGGAACTTCTCCGTGTCGATGGACCCATCAGGCCGCATCGCTGCCCTCTTCGCTGGCCACAGGATGTCCTCCATGAGTTGCTCCTTGAAGCCGTACTCCTTGGAGCCGTAGGCCAGCGTCATCACGCTCCGCTTGGTGACCTTGCGGGTGATGCCGAACTTGATCCACTGCTGGGCGATGGTCTTGGAGCCCTCAGACAGGTAAGCGATGCCCTGGCCGTTGTGCTTCAGTTCGTCCTCGGAACCGTGAGCGAGATCACTTTCAGCCTGTTCAATGACTCTCTCAGCGACGGCTCTATAGACATCGGCTGGGAGGTCCTGGGGTACGAGGTTGACTGCGGCCCCGCCTCGTTCGTCCCGGAGCATCGCGCTGAAGTGCTGGATGCCAGAGCATGAACCGTCCATAGCCACGGGCAGCTTTGATACGAACGACTCACCATGCTCAACGAACCCAGCCCACTCAAAGCAGAAGGCAAGAAACTGCCAGGGCTTGTCGATCTTAACCCCCCCCACTTCCGATGCCCAACCACGATGGTCGTAGGGATCACTTGCGATTCTGAGAATCTCATCTTCGTTCTCCAGGACCCACTCCACGCGGTCCTCCAAACTCACCTTGTCATAGCCCGCCAGGTTCGCACCGTGGATGGCCAACCACTTCCACCCCTCGGAGCCCAGCGGTTTCCCGTTGGCGAATCTGAGGAGAGCCTTCTGGTAGTCGGACCCCTGCGGGTTCAGGTGCGGGACCGCGTAGATGCGCCCCCGGAAGTCCAACTGGTACGGGAAGTAGATGCGCCGGTACTTCTCGTAGCGGCCCGCAATGCCCAGGGCCATGTCAAAGCCGATGCGCTGGCCCAGAATGGAGAGGTTCTCCATGTGGACCTTCGCTGCGGCGATGCGGTACGCCTTCTTCGAGTCATCGTTGGTGTCGATGTCGTAGGGCTTCGGTGGCATCGGCAGTCCCTCCCGAGGGGGAAGACCACCAAGCTCGGAGCCTGAGTCCCACAGGTGCCGCATCACCGTGAGAACCTGGGAGTTGATCTGCCAGGCCGTGCGCTGGATGGCGTTCACTGCCTCGTAGACGATGGGCATGTCAGCGCCGCGGAGTTCCTCCAGGTACGCCTTGTTCTTCGTCTTCACCAGCTTCAGCGGCTTGATGTTCGAGGACAGGTAGCCGCCATCGAACGGGTTGGTCCAATCCCGCGGCTGAACCACCATCGGCTCATAGACCGGGCGCAGCAGGGCGGTCACCTCGTTCTTCCGTTCGATCCACTCCAGGGTCTCCGGGAGGGCCTTCACGTACTTGAGCCCCTGCTCGCTGTTGTCCAGGTTCGTGGACACCTCCACCAGGCCGATGGACTGCATCAGGAGGTCCAGGAGCTTGACCCCCACGTGGAGGCGGTCAGTCCGGGACCACTTGTCCCACTCCGTCACGTCCTCAGCCACGCGGGTGGCGTAGACGTGCTTGTAGTGCTGGCTGGTCCGCTTCGCTGCCCCGGTGACTAGCTGCTCAAACTTCTTCCGCTCCGCCTCACGGACCTTGGCGAACCGCATCTCGTCCTCCACCGCGGTGCCGATGGCCACGGCCACGTACTGGACGGTGCGGACTGCGGAGACCCCCGAGAGAACGTGCTTGAGGGCCAGGAAGGCGAGGATGTTGTCGTCCGTGTCCTTGATGAGCTTCCAGGCCGAGTGCTTCCGGCCAGGCTTACCAGAGGCCACCTCCGCCTTCCACTCAGCGATGGCCTGGGCCAGCTTCGCCAACCTCCCGGCCAGGATTTGCTTGCCGTAGGCGGTGTCATCCTCACGGCCCTTCTCGATGGCCTTGGATACCCCCCGGATGTACCGGTCTGCTCCCCGCTGGGTCATCTCTTCTTCGAGACGAAGCTGAATAGTCACCAGGTCTTCGTTCTCGTTGTCCACTTGTTGGGTAGTCATAGTGTCAACTAAAGTGTTCTCTCTAAGTAGATATCATTAATAGTGTCTATCTATGAAGATAAACACTTAGGATTTACACATTAGGTTTCCCTTCAGGGTTATCCTTATGTGGAACCTAATGTGGAACTGTTCCTCTACCCTTCAGGTACATGTCAACCGTATTGTCCTGGGCGGTCCCCACAAACAGGTGCTTTGGGTTCACACAAGCCCTGTTATCGCACCGGTGGAGAACCATCAACCCCTCCGGGATTTGTCCCTTGTGGAGTTGGTAGGACAGTCGATGTGCTGAGACAGGCTTCTTGGTTTTTGGGTCCCACAGGTTCCCATATCCCCTGTCCGTCTTAGAGCCTTGCCAAACCCAGCACCCATCTCGTCCTGCCTGTCTCTGTACCTTTCCCTTGAACGTCTCTCTGAGGTGTTCCAATTCCTTTCCTTAGAAGTCGTGAAGCTCCACCACATCCATCTGCGGGGGAGGAATGAATGTGAGTTCCTGGGGTTCTTCCTCCAGGGCCTTCTTCGCCATCAGCAGGCTGCTCGGAGCTAGCTTCGCGTAGCGCATGGTCGTGGCGATGGTGGCGTGACCCATCCACTCCTGGACCACCTTCAGGGGCACCCCACGTTGAACCATCCGGCTGGCACAGGTGTGCCGCAGGGTGTGGACCACGAACTGCGTGTCCTCCTGGAGCCCCATGTGGAGCTTCAGTTGGTTGAACTGCCAACGCAGCTTGTGGACCGTGTAGTCCTGGAAGAGGTACGAGTAGTTGCTCCTCCGCTGGATGATCTCGTGGACCCGCTTGGTGACCGGGATGGCGCGCCCCTTGCCGCTCTTGGTCTCACCATCGTGGAGGATCATGAGACCGCCCTGGTAGTCCTTCAGGGGGAACCCGAGGAGTTCTCCGCGGCGGAACCCGGTGTCGATGCCAACGATGATGTAGTCCCGGAGGTCGTAGAGCCCCAGGTGCTCCGCGGCCTCCAGCATCCGCTTCTCCTCGGCCTCGTTGATCCACCGGAGCCGGTGAGACCCCTCCTTGCGCCGCTTCAGCTTGGGCATCTCCACGATGCACCCAGGCCACTCATCCGAGGCGGTCTTGAGGATCATGGACAGGCAGGACAGCTTCTTGTTCACCGTGCTGCCTGAGTTGCCCTTCTCCTCCAGAGCCAGGATCATCTCCGTTACGTCCTCGGTGGCGATGTCGGACAGGAGCGTGTCCTTGCCCAACTCCGCCATCACGGAGTTCGAGTTGATGATGTGGGTCTTCTCCGCAGCGGTGCCCTTCCAAATCAGGGCCAAGGTGCGGTCGTAAGCCTCCTTTAGGGTCTTCTGTACCTTCGCCCCATTTGCGGAGCTTGTAGCCCCCTTCTCGTCCTTCCCAGCGGCCTTCCTGCGCAGCTTCTCTGCCAGTTCTGCGGTCTCCGCCTCCTCCTGGGTGTCAAACATCTTGCGCCAGCGATCAGTACCAGAGCCCACACTGGCCTGGTACTTGTTCCCGCGTTTGATGACCGGCATTGCTACTCCTCTACTGTTGCGATGAGCTTCTGGATGCGGGCATGGCGAACCAAATAAAACTGGTTCGCACTCTACGCAACACACCTCATACTAGCTATGCGCGATCTGCGCCCAATGCAGTGCCGGACAGCCGTAAAATTCCCATACGGTGAGATTGATTTATCTCAAGAATGAACTTGGCAGCGATGATGGTGGCCAGGCTCTCGCTGGGTTTGTTCTGAGCTTCAGATTGCTCCTCGGTCCAGTTCACAGCGACACCATCAGCGGTGTCCTCCAGTGTCAGAGTGATCTTCATGGCGTTACCTCTTCGGTAGAACTTGAAGCGCGGCCCCCTTGTTGGTCCGATGAGTCAAACCCTCGGACCTGTTGTGGGGATACTTGGTGTGCAGCTTGAAGCGCTTGGGTTGACCGTCAGCGGGTTTCATAGCCAGCCCCCGTTGTCTCGTTGGTCTTCGAGTTCACGGGCCGCTTCGAGAGCCCAACCAGCGTCCGCCAGTTGCTTTCGGAGCCCGCGGATTTCCTCAGCGGCTCTCTTGCGGAGCCACCTCTCGTCCGAGTTCAGGACGTAAGAGGGTCCTATCTCCAGTTCGTCTACGATGTCCATGTCAGAACTCCGTGTACTCGGCCACCAACTTCGCTTTGTTGCGGCGGAAGATGGCCTGCGTCATGCCGCGGTGCATGTACTCCTTGTCCACCTCGTATTTGCGCAGGACGATGCCTTGCGCGGCCAGGTGCCGCCTCCAGTGCGCCTTGTAGACCCAGGCGCGCATCTGTGCCATTGCTTTCTCCAGTGATGGAGGTCCTCACAATGAAGACATCCACTCCTGGAGCCCCTTTCGGGGCACCCAGCGTTATTGCAGCGTGACGCCTTCCGGCACCACTTCATCGGCACGGCTGAAGTACTCCGCCAGGGTCTCAGCGAAGTCGGACAGGTCCACCAGAGGAGCCCGATGGTCCGTGGTGGCTTCCACTTCCGCGGAGATTTCGGTCACCACTCGCGCATGAACCTTGAAGTACAGCGCCAGGAGGTCCTTCATGTTCTTCACACCCGCGCGCTCCTCAGGTGTGGCTTGGTTGATGACGCCAGCGAAGACGCCGGGGCCCGTCTGAGCCATATTCGCAGCAGACAGCAGGGCGATGATGGTCGGGGCGGTTTGGGTTTGTTCGGCTTGTGCAGACATAGCGATCTCCAGTGATGAGACTTCGGACGATTCCAGCGGCTCACTCCTAGAGGCCCCCTAAGGGGCACCTTGGGGCTTACAGGCTTGCAGCGGTTTCACGCACGAAAGACACGGCATCCTCCACCGGCACACCCGCGCGCACCAGAGCCATGGCCACGCGGTTCTCAGCGTGCTTGCGGCCCAGCAGGCGCATGAGGTCGTCACCTGTCTTCACAGAGTCACGCTCCTCCTTGGTGGTCGCCAGGAACGCGGCAGCCAGTTCGATGTCACGTACTCCCGTGATGCTCAGGAGCTTGTTGAAGTTTTCCTCGCCCAGGCCGTTGCGAACGAACTCGATGGATTGCTTGGCTTTGTCCGACATGATTCTCTCCAGTGATGGACACTCTCGGAATTGAAAGGGTCCACTCCTGGGGGCTCCACAAGGGAGCCCGATGGTCCATCACAGCGGTGCGACCACAACCTCGTCATACAGCGTCACGGGTGCAGTGCGTTCTGCGATGATGGTGGCTTGCTTCTCGTTGGAAGCCGTCACGTAGTCACGCCCAACGCGCTTGCCGTTGAGCATGAAGTCGATTGCAAAGGTGCGCATGATGTCAGTCTCCCTCGGTGAGGATCAGAATGAGGACCCCGACAACCACGAGGGCTCCCAGGGCGTAGATGAGTTCGTGCCAGATGACGCCCATGTCAGTTTTCCAGAAACTCATGGTCGTCTGCGCCCAGCGAACCAGCGGCCCAGACCGGGTATGCCGTACCATCGCCTTTGAAGCCATCCGGGCCAAAGTCCACCCAGATTTCACCGTCATCGTCCACGAGGACTACGGTACCGACATCACCAACATTGTAGAACGCCCCGCTTTGGGAGTTATCCAGCACGCGGAGTTGCTTACCGATCAGGCCCGTTTCTTGCTCACCAAACATCGCGGCGATTAGTTCGATGCGCTGTTCTTTCGTCTGCATGTTGCATTCTCCAGTGATGACCGCACTCACGATTGAATGCGTTCACTCCTGGAGCCCTGTTCACGACACATGAACAGGGCCACCGAATTACGCCTGTAGGCGATTTCTGCTGAACTCCGCCCAAAGACGATACTGGTCCACCACTGCATCACCCTGGGCATCTCGCACGGGGCCACGTTCGCCCGTGTGCAGGTTCTCCGCGTACCATTGCACGCGGGGGCCATTGCCCAGGCCCACTACAGTGACCGGGTAGGTGTCCCCTACGCTCCACGCTTGGACGCCTCCGCGTGGTCTCTGAGCATTCACGCTCGCTTCCTTGAGAGTCGGCATGTCAGGACCCCCGGAAGTGGTTCAGGTTGAGTTCAGACGCGCGCTGTTTGGCTTCCTCGAAGGTGAGACCAGCGACCATCACCACGACATTGGTGGGGTCCCGGTTGTCCTCCACTTGCCAGCCTACAGCGTCCACAAACTCCACACTGAACGGCCATGCGTTCGTGCTCGGGTCAAAGTTTCCGTACATGTTGTCCTCCAGTGATAGGCGCACTGCACAGCGCAATGCGGCTACTCCTGGAGCCCCTGAAGGGGCACCCTAAGTGTCACGCAGCGATTGCCTGCGGTTCGACATCAAACGGGATGAAGTAGGCCGGATTGAACTCACCCCACTCAGCCGCATCTGGGCCAATCAACGCGCCCCGTACCGTGTCAGGGACAACCGCGATGCAGTCCTGCACCAGCGCCAGGGACACGTTGTAGAGCGCTTGGTGATAGCTCATTGGCTGACGTGCGATCACGCGGACCACTGCGGTAGGCTCGGTGGCCGACTGGGCCATGCGAAAGCCCGACACGAAGAAGCCAGCGCCACGAAGTGCGGCCTTAACTTCCGATGCAGTGATGCGAGCGGTACGCGAAGATTTCTTGCTCGGGATAAGGCCAATGTTCAGGGTGAATGATTGCATGATGTCTCTCCAGTGATGAGCACACTGGAAGGACTCGCAATGTGCTTACTCTTGGATTGACTCGGGTTGTCCCTGACTGCTGGCGTCCGCCCCGGTCCCACGCTTTTTTGTCTTCAGGGGCGTGTCCCCCTGGTGAGACCGAATTACATACGAAACATCGGAGACTGCCCAATTGTATTTTTCAATCACTGCAATAGTTCCGATATCAGGAGCGTTGCTCCGAAGGAACGATAGGAAGCCCTAGGAGCCACGCAGTGGGACGCAGGTAGGTCAGCCCCAGGAGCAAACAAAAAAGCCCCCAGACGTTGATCTGGAGGCTTCTGTAGCGGCTTTGCCGCCAAGGAGGGTGTTCTGAGTGGGATCAATGCGGGTGCATCACGAGGAGGCTTGAGATGGCCGCATGTGCTGCCCTTGCGCCCACGTAGGCGAGTGCGAGCGTGGTTGCAGCGAAGAAGTAGGCGAGTGCTCGGACTTTGCTCATGGTGTGCTCCCTTAGGCCATTACCAGTTCAGTCTGACCAAACCAGAACCAGCGGCCTTCCCAATGCCCAGGGTGGCCGGGAGCGGTGTACGCAGTCCGTGCGCTTTTCTTCACGTAGGGCGTGCCAGCGATAGTGAACGCTGTGCCGATTGCCAAGTCGCGGAAGTATTGCAGTTGCATGATGTTCTCCAGTGGTGGGCCGCAAGTGGGCCGTTGGGAGAATCGTAGCGATGCACGCCAAGGAGACACTTAGGGGAAACCCTAGGAGAAACCAAAGCAAACTGATGGCCGAACAGGGGGGCGCGGAAATGGGGACAGAATAGAAAAAAAAGCCCCACGAGTGAGCCAGTGAGTGCTCATGCGTGAGGCTTATTGGGTCGCAGTAGCTTCGTAAGCTAGTGCATCCCCTTAGTAATCAGGGAGTTACGGCAGAGTGTGCCAGAAGATGTGCCAGGAGTCAGCGGAGCGTACAGCCTGGAGGGTGCCCGGAGGTGGGTCGGCAGGGGCCACGAGGGCCGGGCCGCGGAGGGGGCACGGGGGGAATCTGCCCGCGTCGAATTTCGAGTGGGGCTTTCAAATTTTTGCGTCGGAAGTTTTCCCCCTAAGGGGGCACTTCAGGGACACCATCAGTTGTCCAACAGGCCATACAGAACGAGACCCAGAAGGAACACCACGGGGACACCTGAGAGGAGGACTAGTAGAGTGAACATGGGGAGGATGACCTTATGGGAGATGATGGTGATGATGTCTCCTTAATGCAACCCTAAGAGACAACTTAAGGGACACTGAGGTTGACATCTCAGTGGCTATATCATCAACACTAGGAACACCTAAGTTAGCCCCCCTACCCCCCATAGAGATGAGGAATAGGGAGACTAACGGGTGTCCTAGAATGCAGCGACTACATCACCACACACTGAGGTTTCCCGAGTCCACACGGTGTGTGGCATCCATATCAGCTACGGATGAAGCCCCCGAAGAACCCACGTAGGGTTCTCCTATTGTGGCACCGAATGTCACCTGGAGCCTGAGTTCGAGGACATCCACGAGGTTCGCTTGGGTTTGCTCCCAAGGACACCGTGAACGAACTTCTTCAGTTCATCCTTCAGCGCCTTGTCCTTGATCGCAGCAGCGGCCTTATCGTTGTCCCTGGACATATGCTCCGTCCAGTAGGCAACAGCGATGGCCAGTGCATCGAGACGGTCATCATGAGCCAGGGCACCCTTGTCTCGGGTGATTCGGGTCATCTGGTAGAACAGGCTGTACTTGATGTCCTGCTCTGCCGTCCTGAAGTCGTTCTCGATGACCTTCTGGTCAACGATGAGACGATGAGTCGAGAGCACAGGCTCAAGGGTGTCGATGATACGGGCTTCCTTCTGCGTGGAGTGCTTCACCTCCTCCACCAGGACCTTGTGTCCCACCTTCCCGAAGAATGGAGTGATGAGCTTGGTGTACATGCCATCACCGAAGTTGGCCTCGATGATGACGTGGTTCACCTGGTGGGTCTTAGCGAGTCTCGCCAGGGTCTCCAGAGTTTCATCTGAGTAGCCACCGGAGAGTCCACCCGCGGCCACCAGGAAGAGGTTGCCTGCGAGAATCTTGATGATGGCGTAGCCGGTCTCGTCAGCACCACGGCCCGAGGGGTCGATGGCCATGACACAGCCCGTGTACTCGGACATCTGCTGGTCCGTCCACATGGGCCGGTAGTAGCGGTCACCCGTGAGGGCCACCGCGGGGAGATCGTTGATGCAAACTTCAGGTGCAGCAGCCCAGGCGATCTTCACATGGGCCATCGTGGGGTTGAGGTTCTGGACGATGAGGTCCGCGATCTTCAGCGGGTAGCGGTCACCATCGCTGAGGCTCGTGTCGAGCATGAACTGGAGAGCGAAGCCAGCACGTCCATAGGACGCCTTACGCTCCAACAGGTCAGTCTCGTTGAACCGCCTGGGGTCCGTAGGAGCACCTACGAGACTCTTATCGGCCTCCAGAGCCCGCGTGATGAATGGAGCCAGGCGGCCCTTGTAGTTGGCCACGAGGTGAAGCTCGGGGTACAGCGCTGGCCAGATGCGGGCTTCGTATCCACGCTCAGGGAGAGCGTTGTACAGCGACATCTCCGTCTGAGGCGTGCCCAGATAGATGATGCGGGAGGTCTGGAGCGGTTTGATGACCGCATCCATTTCCTTCACCGCCTCAGAGAGCTTGTCGCGCATCATCTGCGTGGCGGAGTTATTGGGAACCTCAACGTCATCAGCGATGATGATGTCGGCACGAGAACCAGTGATCTGCCCGTTGATACCAACGGACTTGACCGAGGGGGAGTGGTCAGGAGTTGCGGGACCAACATCGAAGGAAATCATCGAGTCTCGCTGGTCCGCCTTAGGCTTCAAGTGCTGGAGAACGGGAAGCTCGTTGATGAGCCGCTTCACGAAGGTAGAGAAGGCATCTGCTCGTTCCTTCGAGGCGGAGATGACCAGGATTTTCTTCTGTGGGTCGTTCCACAGAACCCAGCAAACTAAGGCGGAGGTGATCCAGGACTTACCTACACCACGGAACGCTTCGATGACTGAACGGCGTGGTCCGTGTTGCAAGTAGTGGGCGATGTCATATTGGACTGGTGTGGGCTCGGGGAGATTGAGGTGGCGCCACACCATGAACATAAAGACGCGAAAGTCTTTCTGTGCTGGGTGTTGTTTAGTTGTCATTCGCTACGAGGGCACGGGCCATTCTTAGGACGGCTTCGTGCATGCTTACGCCTTTGGCCTGGTTGTACATCCAGCACACAACCTTCACGTTGTCGGTTGTGTACCCTTTCGTTGGATCGTCTCGGTCGAGTGAGGGGGTCCATGGACGGAAGTGGCCGTAGCCTTTGAACTCCTCCGCGGACATCTCCAAGGGAATCCCGGTGGCCTCACACACGCCAGCTTCGAGGCGTTCCTGAATCCACTCGGGGGTTAGATTGAACTCCCAGCCCCTCTCCTCCGCACGTTTCTTTGAGGTCGTCCACATCTGCTTGGAGCGGCCCGGAGGTGTGTTGCGCCAGTCTCGTGCCACCTGCTTCATGCAGAGCTTGCAGATGGTGTTGTGGCCGTCCCTCTTGGTGTGATTCGCGTGTAACTCGGAGAGGTGTTTTTCTTCGCCGCACTTCGGGCAGCGTTTTGCCGAAACCTCGGCAGTTGTTATTTTCATTCTTGGCTTGCGAGATGGCCCCACAGGACGCGATCAGGTGCCCGGATAGGTTACCCTACCTTGGAGGCTTAAAATCGCTCTGAGGGCCTCTAATCGCGTTTATTTCGATTGAGACTTGAGAGGCACAACGTTGTCATCCTCGAACACCGGGAGGTCCGAGAGGTCACCCATCGAGGAGCCCTTGGCGGGTTCAGCCTGGATGTCGTTGTCCTTGAGGAACTGGCGAATGACGTTGAGGTAGGCAGGAGCCGGAGGGAGACGAACAACTCTCCCCTCCTCAATCACGAGGTTACCGTCTTTGTCGGTGACCGGGATTCCCTTGAGGATGTCCAGGCACCATGCGGCCATCTCGTTGTGGACTTCGCCAAGCTCCTTTTCGGAAGCGGTGGTCTTTTCGGTCATATCAGCGGTGCCAGCCTTGAGAAGTCAGGTACAGGTACATGAGGACTGAGAAGGCAGCGGCCAGGATGGACCGCAAGGCCCACTTCCCGAATGTGGCGAACTGCTTGTCCAGCCACTCCGTGAGGGCCTCCTTCAGAGCATCCTTCTGTACGTCTTTGTCGATGTTCGGCATGATTACTTCTTGTTTGGTTATGCTTTGATTTCTGTTGCCGTGAGTGTGGCCAGCTTACTTACGTTGAGCGCATTGCTCATACCTTTCCTTGAAAGAGGAAGTCCCTCCAGGGGAAACCTAGAGGGACATCTTGATTACGACTTGAGGACTGTTACCTGGAGAGTCCCGGAGGGAATCGTCTGTGATGCACCAGAGACGTTATACAACAGGACAGCCACATTTCCGGTGGAAGACACATAGCCGGAAATGATGCAGTTGGCCGATCCGGTCAGGCTGGAAAGGCCGACCACTACTTTGTCACCAACCACTGCGCCAGGGACGGCCACCGTTGTTGCTGCTGGTGTTCCGTTAGGAATTGTTCCAGGCGTCCATGTACCGGAATAGGCATTGAGGGTGTTGGTAATGGTGGCAAACGCATTTCCACGAACATCACCAATGGAACCAACACCGTTATCTGTGATTGACAGGGAACCATTTACAGTCCCACCGGTGGCGCTTCGATTGCCCACAACCCTTGCATAGGAAGCATTGCTCACAGACACCGTAGTTCCAGTAACCACACTGCCGTTGATGATGGCATCCTCGATAACGATGTCACCTCCAGCTAGATTAGCGACAATCCCACCGACCATTGAACTAGTGTTACCTCGAATCCTGGGACTACGGATTGTAGTACCAACGCACTTATTCACATTGTTGCCAATGAGAACCCCATACGAAGAGGCTGGAGTTCCTGGGGTGTTTAGCGTGTTGATCTCAAGGTCATCGATCAGAGTGCCGTTGGCTACGTCAAAATCAGAAATAGCTTTGAAAAGCCCAATCCACGCAGCAGTCCCTGAAGCTGCCGGAGCCGGGGCGCTAATACCACCACGCACAGTGCAGGGCTGCGAGAGATAGAAGCCGTGTGTGAAAGTTTCCAGGTCCGTATTGTTGAACGAGACCATGAGCCCAGCATCGTGTTGAACACCGCGTGTATAGCGAATGAAGCTGCAATCCCACGTACTAATGTGTTCAGGACCTAGCGTACCGCTGGAATAGGAAGCTGCGGCTGTTTGGAAACCATATCGGTTAAGAACAGTTGGTGCGTTATCACCGTTTGCGGTGACATTTCGGAACACTGCCTGCACAACTGACCCGGTGAGCAATACGGCGGAACTCACATCAGTCATGCCAATGTTCTCTACGTTCACTCGGAAGAAGTCCTTCAGTGAGAAACCGCCACCGAATCGTCCGCCCGTACCAATCTCAACATCCCTAACAGTTAGGCCGCTGTTGTAGACGGGCGATGCTCCAGATGCCACCCCAGGGGCACGGAAAGCGTATAGCCCATCGCAGGTGTTGCTGTAGGACTGAATCCCCAACTTCTCAATGACACAAGCCGGACGAGAGAGCCCAAAATTTGCTGGGAATAGGAATGCAGAGCAGTTGTTACACTGGATGATGGACGCTTGAGGACTATCCCCAACCACACCAGCCTTTGGTGGAGTGATTGCTGTTGAGATTCTGCAAACCCCAGACGGGATATACAGCCTCTTACCAAGAGCATCGAGAGTGGACTTGGCGTTGTTCAGGAGAGAGGAGTCATCCGTTGAACCGTCCAGTCTCGCACCGAGTTGTTTCGCGGAAACATAATCCCGATCAACCACCAACTGCCAGATGCCTCCGTCATTCCCGACCTGAACGATACCGTTGGTGGGCATCGTGGGAACCTGAAGGAAGAAACCGCCGCCACCATCCCCTGAAGCATAGAAGCCAGTGACGAGAACGAAGTTGTAGGTGTTCTTATTGAGGGCCTTCAGGTCGGCAATAGAGGTAACTACACGGGCATTGCGTGTCTTGATGAAGTCTGCGGCACTGGTCCCATCGATAACCGGGTTGGCCACCTGGAACGCACCAAACGCTGCGTAATCCACTTTATCTCCAGCAGTCAGGCCGCTGGAGAATACGATGGTGCTGCCGTTAGTCACGTCCACATCTGGAGAAGCCACCTCAACCCCATTCACAAACACGAGAATGTATGGGGCGTCGTACCCACCAGACACCGGGAACACGGTCTGGCCTGCGGTTGCCACGATGGGTGTGACAGGACGTTTGATGGTGGACTGGACGGTTGACCCAGCGTTGATCCACGCGGACCCGGTGTACACCTTCATCAGGTTATCGGTGGTGCTGAAGTAGAGGTCACCAGCAGTCACCGGCTGGCCGTTACCGTCCAGCGTGGGGTTAGATGCAAGGGCACCGAGGTACTGGCCTTTGAAGGTCGCCAGGAGGGCCGCAGCGAGGTCCGCGGAGTTGTCCGCAGCGAGAGCATAGCCCTGCGCAGTGGCGGCGCTGGAGGCCGCGTTGTTGGCCTGGTTGGTGGCTTCGGTGACCTTCGCGTCCAACTGAGGTGTGTACACGTCCTCGAAGTATCGCTTGTTCACCAGGTCTTGTGGATCAACCGGGTCTGCGAAGTTGACGGCCCTGCGGTTCTGGCCGTCCCACTGCCCCAGGGAGTTCTGAGTGATGGATGCTGCAACACCATCAGCGGCCTCCTGAGCAGTGTACAGAGAGAACCGAGTGTTGAGGTCCATGTCCGCTTCGGTGAGCGTGGAGCCATCTGACCAGTCCACGGCGGGTTGATTCAACGGAGTCGTCCGTCGAACCTCGATGACTGCACCGTTGGCCGGGGCCGGTGTGATGCCAATGGTGAAGTCCGTCACCCAGGTGAAGGTGGTGACTACACCGTTCACCTTCACTCCGATGTGGAACTTGCTGAGATAACCGAAGCTGAAGCCGAAGTTGGTCGCAGAGCCGTTCCCCGAGAGAAGAACGTAACTGTAAGGCACTATCTATTCTCCAAAAGAGGTTGCCCCCGGTCGTGCCGAGGGCTACCCGTTTATTGTTGCTTTTCGCCGTGCGGATAATCGTTCGCCAGGTGGTTCAGGAACGTGGTCACCGGGAAGACGTTGTTGAGAGGCAGTAGCCTGCCCCAGGTGCGGATGTCCTTCTCCGTGGTTTGGTACTCATCCGACACACCATTCCGAATCAGCTTCTTCATCGAGATGAGTCCGTTGATGGCCTGGTAGGTCGGGTTCGATGCCAGACTGGAGAGGTCACTCGTGGTCCGCATTCCGCTGAACAGCGGATACGGTGAGATGGTGTCGAACATGTTGGGCAGCACGGACGCCTGAGAGATGCGCCCGAAGCTGTTGGTAACGATCTGGCCAACGGACATCCGCTTGTCGAGATACTGCTGGCGCTTGTCCGCTTCCATGCCACCGGCACCCAGCAGCGTCCGCCCCATGTAGGCGATGGACGCGAAGAGTGAGCCGTGAAGTACGGTGGACAGTGTGGACCAGTCGCGGTGGTTCATGGCGAACATCAGCGACTTGTTCCAGCCGTGCATCGAGAAGTTCATGAACTGGAAGACCGTCTTGCCCAGCGTGGTGCCCATGAGCGGGATCATGGAGCCCAGGTCGTTCTCCTGGATGACCCTGCGGGATTCACGGTGGATGGCCGTCATGAACTTCGAGTAGCTCTCCGGGTCCGCCTTCTGCCAGCCCGCGAAGTCCATCTTGAAGGTCTTCGAGAACTCACCATCAGCGGGCTTGGTGAACTGCTTGATGCCAGACAGGACCTTGCCGAAGTCATCCGCGCTCATACCCATCCAGGCCAGGCGATCCTTCGTGAGGAACCCAGCAGCCTTGCCGTTCGCCACGTTGACGAAGTGGTTCACCAACGCAATCGCGTGGACACGCTTCTGCTGAATCATCAGCGGAGTCATGCCGGTGTAATCCAGCACACCTTTCGCCAGCTTCCTGGTGCCGGTGTCAGCAGAGTCCAGCCAGCGGTTGAACCTGGTGTCCCCCTTGTTGCGGACCCAATCGTCACCAGCCTTGAACTCCAGGCGGGCCACGTACTCGGACCCTACGCCACCAATGGTGTTCTCCAGGTGGTCCAGGATGTCATGCGGGGCCTTGCCGGTGGCGATGTCACGGCGCAGTGCTCGAAGCTCAGGGAGAGCCGCAAGCGTAGTCTTCCACCCCATCGTGCCGATGATCTGGCTGAGTTCGGTGGCCTGGTTCCAGACTGCTCCACCCATCAGGCGGATAACGTTGAAGTTGCGCCACATCTCCAGGCTCTTGTTCAGCGTGGAGAACTCCTCCAGGGGAAGCCCTTGGACTCGCTCGAAGGCGAACTTCAGGTCCTTGCGGAGCTTCTGAATATCGGGGGTGGACCTGAACTCCTGCCCAAGCTTGTTGCCGGTGGCCTCAGCGATAACGCGGTCAATGTCCCCCATCTTGTAGATGTCGAGATGCTTGGCCAGCGCCACACTGCCCGCGGTCCTGCGGAGGTACGGCTCAACCACGTCGAAGGCGTTCGAGTGGATGAAGTCGTTCAGACTCACCTCCATCTTCGTCCCGTCCTTCGTGGTCCACTGCTCGGTGTGCGTTTCCCGGATGGTGTTGCGGTGCTTCAGGCTGGCCATCGTGCGGCCTGCATCGGTGGCCCTACCAGGAATCATGTCGTCCATGATCCGCAGAGCCTCCGCTTCGGAGTAGCCTCCGTTGAGCATCAGGGAGTTCTTCAGGGCGTCCCTATCGGTGCCCTTCAGGAGGTCATCGAGCATGTCCTGAGTGCGGTTGGCGTGAGCCTCCTCCACCGTGCGGACATACCACTTGGCCCACTTCGCAGCGGCCTCGTCAGAGATTCCCTCACGGCCAGCCTGGTAGGCCCGTGCCCACCACCCTTCCACGGCACCCCTGCCGAAGTTGGAGACCATCGAGTTCCACTTGTTGATGTCGTGCTTGCGCGGGAGGTAGTTCGGGTTCTTCTCCAGCGTCCCTACCCGCTCCACCTTGCCGGTCTCCGGGTCTCGGATGTCCGTCTCGGTGAGACCAATCTTGGCTCGGCCTTCGTCCTTCAGTGGGCTGTTGATGTAGTCCACCACGTTGGCCAGGGTCTTGCGCATGTGCTCGCCAGCCTTGACCACCTGCGGTGGGTAATCACCCTCGAAGCCGCGGATGTAGTTGGACACCTGTGCGCCGAAGTCATCGAACGCCTTGCCCTTCTCGTGCCACTTGTACTGAGAGCCCTTGAGCCACTCCTCGAACTGCGGATAGGTGCCCTTGCGCATCTCCACGGCCCAGGAGTCAGCCCACTTCGTGGTGTCGTCCCAAGCGTTGAGCTTCACCACCGCGTTGTCCTTGTAGCCGATGGTGGTGCCGAACAGCTTCGAGGCCAACTGACGAACAGCGGAGGGAGCCTTAGCACCACCCAGCCTGTTCTCCAGGCCGAGACCCCAGCCATAGACCGGAGCCAGGTCAGCTTCGTTCGCGGCCTTCACGGTGTCAGCGTCAACAAACCCACCCGTTGCTTCCAACTCTGGGTTCGTCTTGATGCGCTCAACGAAGTCGCCCTTCTTCGTGAGAGGGGCGGACAGTTCGATCAGCCGGGTGAAGGCGTTGTGTTCCTTCGGGCCGATGCCCAGGAGCTTGCGCAGGGAATGCACGAAGCGGTCCCACAGGTTCTTCTCAGGGCCACCCTCAACGGGCACCGTCTTGAGCCACTCCTGGAAGTTCCGGTTCGTCAGACCATAGGCGATGAGTTCCTTCTCGTTCTCCAGGTTGGCACCGAGGCGTCCCTGGAGTTCACCTTTCCAGTTGGCCCCGAAGGTTTGCCTGGCGTGGTCGAGGATGTCCCCGTGGAGGTTCGCCAGGTCATCAGCAGCCCTGCGCACAACAGGGTCCGTGGTGCGTACACCCATGCCAGGCTCAACACCGCGGAGCTTGTAGACGGTGGCAACGTGAACGAGTTCGTGAACGAACGTCTCCTCGTTGAGACCCACCGTGTGCATCGGGTTGACACCAGGCATCTCCCACGAGTGGCCCCGCAGGAACATCATGATGTTGTCACCAATGGAACCTCGCGGAGTACCTACAGCGCCCTTCGCGCCGAGGATTTCGTTGTCCATGTCACGCTGGCCGAAACGCTGACCCTTCTCGATGACCTTGAACTCCAACTTGCGGAGGTCGATGCCCTTCAGCACCCGGTCCATCACCTTCACGATGTCCCCGTTCTTCGAGAACTGGCGGACATACTCAGCCAACTGACTCACACGCTTTGCCGGAGGCAGCACGAGGAGTTGCTCGTTGCCACCGCCTGAGGCGTACCGCGGAGTGTCCCACTCGGAGGTCCAGCCCTTGCCCTTAGGTGCCTCTGCTGGAGGAGCCTTGGGAGCAACCGGGCCGGTGGCCGGAGGAGTAGCTGGAGGAGCTTCGGGAGGAAGCGGCTCGTTGATGTTCCCTGGCTTGCGAACCTCAGGGGGATCACCAGGGTGGAAAATCTTCGGAGGCTCACCATCGCCCCGCGGCAGCACGATTGCACCGCCTGGGTACTTGATCTCCACCGGCTCATCGGGCTTGCCTTGGATGCGCCGTGCGAACTCCTCACGGCCAGCACCGAAGTTGAAGCCGTTGTCGCCAAGCTCCTTGATCTGCGCCTTGCCGGATTCACGGAGACCGAACTCACCGAGGCGGCGGTTCTCAGCAGCGAGACGTTGCGCGGCCAGGCGGGCAGGATTCACCGAGAGGCCACCAGCAGCACCGAGACCCAGGCCCATCGCAGCGGAGATGTAGAGGTCATCCGGGGTGGCCGTGGGGCGGAACTGCATCGTTGCAGCATCGAAGGCTACGTTCGTAGCAGCACCGAGGGCAGCCATGCGGGCAGCATTGGCGATGCGTGAAGTGGTCGTGAGGAGGCCCGCACCACCGAACCCAGGGACGAACGAGATGAGCGTAGGTAGATCCACCAGGTTGCCCACCAGGCGACCACCGAAACCGGCCACACCCATCTTGGAGAGTTCGACTTCCTTCTCCATCGTGTCCAACAGACGGGCACGGCGGAGTTCCGCTTCCTGCTTCGACTTGGATTGCAGCAGGTATCCCCAATGACGCTCAGGGACCCCATCAAGCATCTGCTTCGAGAAGTCATCGTCCCAGCGGAAGTCGGGGTCTACGCTGGAGAGTCCTCGCTCCTGCCAGAAATTGTAGACCGAATTATCGACTTGAAAGCCCAGGCCAATAGCACGAGGCAGATTGAGAATGTTATTGCCAACCCCTCCATACTCAGACTCCTGCTGCCGTGCGTCTCGATATAGCTGGGGGGCGGAGGGGGAGGCAGTAAGAGGGACTTCGGAGCCCGTGGTGAATTGCTGCGAGAGCGGCTCGGACTTGTTGCCGTAGAACTTCGCCAGGTAGTCCGAAGTCTCTGCCCAGGGCTTCCCCTTGGCGAGAGCCTTAGCGGCCTTCGGGCCACCGTTGTAGTCCGCGAGGGACAGGTCCATGTTGCCCTGGCACTTGGCCAGGTTGTCTCGCATGTACCGGCCCGCGGCATCGGATGACTTCTCGAAGTCGAACGGATCATCCAGGCCGTAGCGCCTTGCGGTGTCATCGGTGAACTGGAAGTAGCCCTTGGCTCCCTTCGGGCTCACCTGGCCATCCTGGAACGAGGACTCGATGTTTCCGATCTTGAACAGCGTCCCTTCAGGGAGCCCGTACTTCTTCTCCGTCTCGGAGGTAATCCTCTGGACATCCCCCAGAGCGATCGATGCGGCCATTACTTATCCTTGAAGCGTTTGTCTTTGTAGATTTGGAACAGTTCGTTGAGCGGCTTGCCTGTGTTGCCGTCACGGAGAACCTGCTCATAGCCTTCGCGGCTGTAGAGTTGGCGGTTCCACCACATGCCGTTGGCAGTCGCGTCGAACATCCGCTCCATCACGTAGGGGTCCTTCTGCTTTTCATCGCGGAGTTCCT